CACGGCGATGATCTCTACAACGTGACGGCGATAGACCCGATGGGATTCCATCACCGAAGTCTGAAATTCCGATGTGAGAAGGTGAAGCGATGAAGATAAAAGCAGACGATCTTGCTGCAACGGTTGAGAAGACACTCTCCGACTACGTGGAGGATGTGAACGATGTTGTAAAGCAGGAAATCAAGGATGCCGGCAAGGAAGCTGTAAAGGAACTGAAGGAAAAATCACCCAAGCGCAGAGGCAAGTACGCCAAGAGTTGGCGATCCACAGTTCAGAAGGAAACGGCTGTCGGCGCTGAAGTCGTCGTTCATAACAAGATCTATGGACTCACCCATCTTCTGGAAAAAGGTCATGCCAAGCGTGGCGGAGGTCGCGTTGATGGGATCCCGCATATCTCGACCGTGGAGGAAGACATCACCGGAAAGCTATCCGACGAGATTGAGAAGGAGTTGAAAAGCTGATGGACAAGATCATCACCATTCTGGATGAGCTGGGTCTTCCCTTTGCCTACGATCACTTTACCGAGGGTGAAGGACCGGATCCACCTTTTCTCTGCTATCGCTGTCCGAACAGTGATAACTTCGCTGCGGATGGAACCGTGTATTTCCCGATTACCGAGATCGATATCGAGCTCTACACGGATAAGAAGGATCCAAAGATCGAAAAGAAACTGGAAGATCTGCTCGTGAAAAGCGGAATCTTCTTTGACAAAACAGAGACCTGGATAGAGTCGGAAAAGCTCTACTGTCATGCAGCAAATTAAACTCCCCACCTACCGCACTATAGCGGCAGATTGATTTCTGAAGTTCATAAAAATGATGATCCTAGCGTGCTGTCTTATGCGGCATGCTTTTTTCGTATACTGTTGACTATTCTAACAATCCGATTATGATAGTCTCCCGAAAGAAGGATAAGAAAAAGGAGAAGATCCACGCCCAGACAGCCGGTCTTCTCCTTAAGCACTATGTACGCAATGCGAACCGCCGGGCTCTCACCTTGCCAGTGAACACACCACCGTCCCACATATACGTAAAGCTAACATTATGATAAGGAGAATTTCGTTACTTTGCAATACCCAGAGGATCTCAGAGCCAGATGATCTTCTGTTCACATACCCCGGAGATGAACTCCCAGACCTTTCGCTTGTCAACTGCCCGGCCTGCCGCGCCAGAGGCATGTATCAGCCCCACGGCAGCTACAAGCGCTACGTTGTGGATGTGTATCGGGGAAAGATATACGAACTCCAGGTCGCTGTCCCCAGAGTCAGATGTACCTGTGGGCATACCCATGCTCTCCTGAAAGACACACTCATTCCCTACTCCCAGTACACCCTGCGGTTCATCCTCACGGTCCTGAAGGCCTATTTCCGCCACAGCCGCACCGTAGCACAGATCTGTCGGGACTTCTGCATCGCCGCGCCGACCCTGTACCGGTGGAAGCGTGTCTTTCTGGCACACCGAGAGCTCTGGCTGGGGCTCCTGCGCAGCCGGGACAGTGATCCCTCATACTTTCTGAGATCCATCGATCATCAGCCGCATCTCTCTTCCTTCCTGCACGCATTCTTTCTCAGGGCAGCTACCTCATTCCTGCAGCTGCACAGGAATCCGGCATACTCCTGACAGGCCACACCCTCTATCGCCGCTGATGGCTCTTATTCCATAAGGTGTGAATAGTTCCGGCCTCCTGCCTGATTTAGGATACAGCCATCAGGAGGTAAGAGTACTATGAATAATATTTATGCTAATGATGAACTCGCAAAAGCTACTGCTGTTGCCCAGTTCCGTTTCGCACTGATCGCTCCTGTAATCCAGGGGCTTTATTCTGATGCCAGTGCCACGGAGTATTACAAACGGATCACGGAAAAACCGCTGAAGCTTCCAGACGGAACTGCTGTGACATACAGCTACAAGACCGTTGAAAAGTGGGCATCGATGTACAAACGTGGTGGTTATGATGCACTGATGCCCCAGGCCCGTTCTGACAAAGGTTCTGCCAGAGCGCTCTCTGATGCGGCCATCGAGGAGATCTACAAGGTCAAGGAGAAGTTTCCGAGGCTGAACGCCACACAGATCTATCACCACCTTGTTGGCAACGGTCTTCTCTCCTCAAAAGTCAATGTCTGCTCTGTCCAGCGCTTCATCAGACGTAACGATCTCAAGTCGGCCAGAAATCCCAACGTACGGGACCGCAAACAGTTCGAGGAGGACGCTTTCGGGCGTATGTGGCAGGCTGATACCTGTTACCTGCCGCACATCACCGAGGACGGGCAGGTCCGCCGCGTCTATGCCATCATGATCATCGATGACCATTCGAGGCTCCTCGTCGGCGGCGAACTGTTCTACAGTGACAATGCCGCCAACTTCCAGAAAGTATTCAAAGACGCCATCGCAGCCTACGGCATCCCTTCAAAGCTCTACGTCGATAACGGCTGTTCCTATGCCAATGAACAGCTTTCCCTCATCTGCGGCAGCCTCGGCGTTGTACTGCTCCACACAAGAGTACGCGACGGCGCCTCCAAAGCGAAGATCGAGCGCAGCTGGTTAACACTCAAGGAGACCTGGCTGTACAAGCTGGATATGGAGTCCATCCACTCCCTGGCGCAGTTCAACGGCATGCTCAGGGAATATATGCGTTCTTATAACACTTCCTTCCATTCCGGGATCGGCTGTACGCCCATGGACCGGTACCTGAAGACAAAGGACCAGATCAAGGCTCCTACCTCACAGGAATGGCTGGATGAATGTTTTCTCAACCGGATCAACCGACGCGTGAAGAAAGATGCCACTGTCTCCATCGATAAAGTCAGTTACGACGTGCCCATGCAGTTCATCGGGCAGAGCGTTGAGATCCGCTTCCAGCCCAGCGACATGAGCACAGCCTTCATCCTTTACGATAAAAAGCGCTTCCCGATCCGTCAGACCAACCGTGTAGAGAACTGCCACACGAAGCGTGATAACATCACGATCGACTACGCGAAGATCGGAGATGCATCATGAGCAGTTTTACAGCGTACTACGGGCTTACCTGCAATCCGTTCGACAAGCAGTCACTGAAGGAAAGGGATCATTTCGAGTCCTCGGATTTCAAAGAAATGACTAGCCGCCTGAATTATCTCAAGGACGTGCGTGGGATCGGCGTTTTTACCGCGCGTCCCGGGATGGGCAAGACCTTTGTCCTGCGCTGCTTCGCCGCCGGACTCAACCCAAACCTGTACCACATGGCTTACATCTGCCTGTCCACCGTAGGCGTCACAGATTTCTATAAAGAGTTCTGCGGCATCCTTGGCGTCAGCCAGAAAGGCAGCAAACCGGCGTTGTTCAAGGCGATCCAAGAGCAGATCTATTACCTGTACAAAGAGAAGAGGCAGCCGCTGATCCTTGCGATAGATGAAGCGCAGGAGCTCTCCACCTCGATCCTGAACGATCTGAAGATGATCATGAACTTCAGATACGATTCCCTGAACTGCTTCACACTCATCCTTGTGGGAGAATCCCAGCTGAACATAAAGCTCTCTCTTCCCATCCACGAAGCGATCCGTCAGCGGATCACTGTTCACTATGACTTTAAGGGGCTCACTGCAGATGAGATCCCGGCATATGTGCGGCATAAGATCCATGTCGCCGGAGGAGCCGATTCCATTATTGACGATGCTGCTATGGCGTCAGTCCATTCCCTGTCGCAGGGTAATCCCCGGGTCATCGATACGCTGATGACGGATGCCCTGACTATCGGCGCCCAGATGGATAAAAAGGTCATCGACGCTGAAGTTATCATGGCCGCCGCAAATAACCGGCAGCTCGGATGAAGAAGCAGAAGAACAGATCAAAAGACCGTGAGGAGGGGATCTCTCTGCGGCCTTTTTCCGTATCTCGCCTTAATAACAGGCACCGGCGCGGAACTGGTAAGAGACCTGGCAGGATCATGCCGCATTTCTGCTCAGAGTGTGCCGCAGGTTACGGTCTGGCACAATCCCAACGGAGAGAACACCGAAATTAAACTGCCGTTTGCGCCGCTGGCAACGTGCCGCATGACACTCTACGAGGTCCTGTATTCATTTGAACAGGAGGCCTGAAATGGCAAATAAAAAGAATAAGGTCAAGTACAACCTTAAAAATGTACATTATGCCATTGCGACAATCGCGGAAGACGGCACTGCCACTTTCGCAGACCCTGTAGCGTGGCCGGGTGCTGTATCCCTCTCTCTGGATGCTCAGGGAGACCAAACTATCTTCTGGGCAGACGGTGTGCAGTACTTCGTCACCACTGCAAACAGTGGATATAACGGGGACTTTGAGTCTGCAATGGTACCCGAGGACTTTCGGGAGAATGTGCTCGGAGAGATCAAGGACGGCAACGGTGTCCTGATTGAAGACGCGGATGCGCAGCCGATTCACTTTGCCCTGCTCTTTGAGTTTGACGGCGATGTGAATGAAATCCGTCACGTCATGTATAACTGCACGGCGACGAGACCTTCCGTAGCATCTTCCACGAAGGAGGATTCCATCGAGGTACAGACCGAGAGTCTTACCATTAATGCCACCAGCATCAAGGATGCAACCCTTGGCAAGAACATCGTCAAGGCTAGGTCTGGAGCAGATACAGCCGATGCCACTTACCAGAACTGGTACAGCAAGGTGTACACGCCTGCCGCAGTAAAGGCAGCCAGCACAGCGAGCACCACTACTTCGACATCTGGTTCCAGCAAGTAATAAGGAGGAACGATCATGTATCAGGAGATTTCGCTCCGGCTCAGTGATGGGTCGGAGCAGAATTTCCCGTTTCTCGCAACGGGAACAACAGCCTACCGCTTTAAGCAGGTATTCCATCAGGATCTGATGATCCTCTTGAACAAGATGGAAAACAGCGAGGATGATCAAACCGATATGACAGTCGGTGACAAACTCGCTTTTATCATGAATGCACAGGCAGAAAAGAAGGATATGAATCATCTGAGCGTAGATGCTTTCCTTACCTGGGCAGACCAGTTCGATGGCGCAGAACTCTTCCTTCACATGCAGGAGTTCGTTACTCTCTATCTTGGCTCCAGAAGGACAACCTCAAGGCCAAAAAAAGAAGTCGCCCAACTGAACGGGAAGTAAACACGGCTGTGTTTATGCTGCGTGCCAAACAGCTGGGCTTTTCCTTAGAGGAACTCGACAACGTGGAGGAAGGACTCGTGATGGATATGATCATTGAATCCGGAAATGATCTCTGTGATGACGAGTACAGGCAGGTTGCAACGCAGCAGGATTTCGATTCGTTTTAATCAGCATCGGTAAAAGCCGGTGCTTTTTTCATGCCGTTTTTCAGGAGGTGATGAGCTATGGCAGATCGTATCAAGGGCATAACGATTGAGCTGGATGGCGATACTACCAAGCTCTCCAACGCCCTGAAAGGTGTAAACAAGGAAATCCGTGATACCCAGAGCAATCTGAAGGATGTAAACAAGCTCCTGAAGATGGATCCGGGTAATGCCGATCTTCTTGCACAGAAGCAGAAATATCTGACTGACACCATCGATGCCACGAAGAGGAAGCTTGCTGAGGAGAAGGAAGCCTTAGCTCAGCTCAAGGCAGGGCCGCAGACCGAGGAGACGCAGAAACAGCAGGAAGCGCTCACCCGGGAGATCGAAGCGACAAAGCAGTCCCTCGAAGGTCTGGAGGACGAATATAAGAAGTTCGGCTCTGTCGCCAGTCAGCAGCTGCAGGTCGCCGGTGACAAGATGAAGGAAGTCGGCGGCAAGATCAGTGATGTCGGGGAAGGACTTACCAAGGGCATCACGGTTCCGGTCGCTGCCGCTGCAGGCGCTTCGGTTGCAGCATGGAAAGAAGTCGATGAAGCTCTCGATACGGTCACCGAGAAAACCGGAGCTTCAGGTGCTGCCCTCGAGGACATGCAGAAACGCGCCAAGTCCATCGCCGAGACGATCCCGACTGATTTTCAGACTGCTGGTGATGCCATCGGCGAAGTGAACACGAGATTCGGGCTTACCGGAGATGCACTCGAGGAGCTCTCCACAAAGTTCGTAGAGTTCGCCACGCTGAATTCGACGGATGTATCCACCTCGGTCGATAACGTCTCGTCCGTCCTCAATGCTTTCGGGCAGGATTCTTCCGATGCCGGAAACCTTCTCGATGCTTTAAACCAGGTCGGGCAGGCAACTGGTGTATCGATGGATACACTCTCGCAGGATCTCTCGAAGAATGCCGGACAGTTTCAGGCGATGGGACTTTCGGCAGAACAGGCAGCAGGCTTCATGGGTGCCGTCGAGATGTCTGGTCTGGATACCTCGACAATGCTCACTGGCCTCACCAAAGCGCAGAAGGTTGCAACGAAGAATGGTCAATCCCTCAGTGATGCATTGAAGGACTTCTCCAAAACGATGAACAGCAACCAGAGTGACACGGAGAAGCTGCAGGCAGCATACGACCTGTTCGGCTCTCGTGCTGGTGGTGCCATCTATAACGCTGTGCAGAGTGGCAAGCTCTCCCTCGATGACCTGTCCTCTACTCTCGGAGATTATGCAGGATCCGTAGAGAATACCTTCAACGAAACGCTGGATCCTCTGGATCAGATGACGGTTGTGATGAACAACCTGAAAGACCTCGGCGCAGAAATCGTCGATGCTTCTGCACCGATGATCACTGAAGCCATGACGCAGATCAAAGACGTGGTGACCGGACTCAAGGATGCATGGGACGGATTATCCCCGGGCATGCAGGAAGCCATCGTAAAAGCAGCTCTCATTGCTGCGGCTGTCGGCCCAGTCGTCGTCGGAGTTGGCAAGGTTGTCACCGCTGTGGGTTCCGTCACAAGTGTGGTCGGAAAGCTGGTCGGTTTTCTTTCCACAACGGCGATCCCGGCGATCACAGCAGTTTCCGTTCCGATTCTTCCGATCATTGGAATCATCGCGGCGGTGGTAGCTGCCGTAGTTGCGGTGATTGAGATTGTGAAGCACTGGGGAGAAATCTCCGAGTGGTTTGGCGGTGTCTGGTCTACCGTTTGCTCTGGTGTACAGAGCATTGGTGAAGGCCTCGGCGACTTCTTTTCCGGACTCTGGGATG